GACCTACACGTAAGGCATTAGCTTTAAAAGCGTGGGGATTTGGTAGTGAGGAAGCTGCAGCAAATTTTTGTAAAAGGCATAAAAAATCATAATGTTAGGATTATCGTCACTATTAAGTCCTATTGCTAATATAGCAGGAACTTACCTGCAAGGCAAGATGGACAAACAAAAAGCAGAGACAGAAGTCAAAGTTGCTCGTGCTAAAGCAGAAGCTAAAGTATATGAAACTGAAGCTACATCTTCTATGCTTATGGAACAGAACCTTACAGCACAAATGGCAGGTTCGTGGAAAGATGAATTTTGGACAATAATTTTTGGTGGTATCTTGGTTGGCTGTTTCCTACCTTGGACACAACCATACGTTAAAGAAGGGTTTGATTTCTTAAATGCGAACACACCTTCTTGGTTTGCTAATTGTTTATACATTAGCATAGGTGCATCGTTTGGTTACAGGTTCGGTAAACAAGGCTTACAGATAATGAACAATAGAAAGCAGTGATATGGCATGTGCATGTGGAAAAGAAGACTGCAAGTGCAGTGGTAATGATTTGATTCCTGATAAACTAGGGTATCAAGTAAACAAAAGGAGAATGGCATGGG